GGTAGAATCGTTGGATATTCGTCATTATAAGAAAATATATCGCTGTGATATACAGGGTCGAACTGATTCTTGTAACTCTCTCTAGGACGCACGTTATACCACGCTGTAGCACCCAATGGGGGCGCTGAGAGGTATTTCTTGGTAGAATGTACCAGTTTTGTGAGTGGATTGACAGATTCACTGTTAGAACCTATCCAATGCACCTTATCATACTCTATCGTAAGGTTGTTGAGCTCATCAACATCATCATGTAGTAGATAGTCATCAATGACTTTCATGATGCGAAGTTCCAGTTGTCTTTGTATGGAGTGTATTTACCGGCTCTCTTGAGTGCAATCCTCAAGTTCATTGCATCACCTGTGACACTTCTAGGTATCATGTACCATGTATCATGCACCACATCATGCACAGCAAAGAAGTCTATAGACTCTAGTGGATATGGATACTTACCTTGTTTGCCTGACTTGACAGCGTTTGTTCCCTTACAGATGTTGACATTACCATCTCCCTTGATAGATGATTTGACTTGCACTTTGAGTAGTTTACTGTTAACATCTACAATAAGGTCATAATTTTCTGTTGTAAATGGTGTGCTTACACTATACCCATGTTCAGTCATACATTTATGAGCAAATATAATTTCAGAGAGTTCACCTTGTCTTACTGTATTTTTCATACTTGCCATCCTGTTCCGAAATCTGTCTTATCAAACGTGGGAGTATCAAATTCATCCTTCTCCACTGTCTGATTAGCGTCGGCAAGACCCTTCTGTTGGTATTCTTCTACGTCGAATAGTCGCATCTTTGCACGATCAATACCGATCACAAATCGCTTGTTTATGGTTGGATCGTTGTATCGGTTCTTCAATTGTTTGACTGCGATTTGGTTTACTGCGTCAAGTTCCTCGTTAGAGATGAGCGCAAACATGAGGTCAGCCGTAGCAGGAAGACCGAAACTCTCACTCGTATCTTCCAACCCAACATCACTATTGGAGAACCCTGATCGAGTGGTCTGTGTAGCAGACATAATCGGGACGTTTGTCTCAACTGCGAGTCCCCTAAGTTCCTCAGCAATCGATTTGATATACATGTATGAATTGACATTTGCTGCCCCTTTAAATCTTGATGATGCACATATGTTCAGATAGTCAATGAAGATGATATCTGGCCTGAATGTCTTCTTGATTGCGAGTTCCTTGATAAGTCCCCTAAAATGTGCAGCATGTGCGGATGCAGTAGGGTATTCCTTGATCACCAGCTGACCAGTTGTTTCCTTGATGATCTTATTGATCTTGGAGTCATACATTGTCTTGGGTAGGTCGTGTAAATCTTCCATAGAAACATTCATGAGGTTTGCATCGATTCTTTCAGCGATGCGTTCCTCAGCCATCTCTAGGGTGATATAAAGGACGTTTCTACCCTGATTCATACAATTCGCTGCCATATGACACATGAACAGTGACTTACCCACACCAGTACCCGCAAGAGCGATATTGAGTGTCTTGGGAGGCAATCCCCCCTTGGTTATACGATTGAAGAATTCCAGATCAAACGGAATCTTCTGCTCTATTGTATGGTAATATTCATACCGTTCTTCACTGTCAAGAAGGTAATCATGACCAACCCGATTATCAAAACCAACTGCGAGGGCATCTGTGAGAATAGATGGTATTGCATCTGGACCCCGTTCTTTATCCTTTCCATCAATAATATGAATCCCCTCAACAATCGCATTGTATACCGCCTTATCCTTACAGAATTTCTCTGTAGTTTCAACCAACCAATCATAATTAACATCTTTGTCGTTCTCTAGCTCCTTGACCACTGACAATACCCGCTTGATATCATCCTCGTTCAAGTCCCTGCGTGAGTCAATCTCTAACTCTAGGGTTGATTTGGTGGGTAGAGCGTTGTACTTCTCTACGAATTTCTGTATTTCTTCGAACACTATCCGCTCAGTACGGTCAGAAAAGTACTCGCTGCGGATAAAGGGAAGAACCTTCCGCGCATACTGCTCATTACCTACCAGCTCGGACAGAGTCGTTCGTTCAATCGTCTGCATTCATATGCTCCGTTAGATTTACTTCAGTGCTATCCTTTATTCTCTCATTGGCAAGAGCAGCATACTCAGGATTCAATTCAAATCCTACATACTGTCTATTATTATTCACAGCAACTATTGCGGTTGTTCCACTACCCATGAATGGGTCTAACACCACATCATTTTCATCTGTTAACCATTTAATGAATTTCTCTGGAATTTGTGGGTGAAATGGTGCTGGATGTTTTAACCCACGCAAAGCAGAACAAGTATCAAACCTAAACACAGTTGTCGGTTTTGCACCTTTAGGGTGAGGTTTACTTGACCCACGTTTAACCAATTCAGTAGAACCATCAGGATTTATTTTATCCTGTCCATTCACGGAATTCTTAAATCGTTTAAGAGAAATCTCAGCATATGGCTCACGAATATCATCTGTATTTGCTTTGAATTTATTCTTGGTTTTAACAAAATGGAATATATATTCCATCCTATCATTCAATCTACGCACCCCTGTAGACGGCATACCCGATTTCTTATGCCAAATATACCTATCATGTAACGTAAATCCTGTTTCACGAACAACTCTGCATACTAAATCATAAACATAGATGGATCGTTCAGCACCGATAATCTTATCATTTATATTGAAAATGAAACTACCAGTGGATTTCATTCCTCGATAGATTTCACTGAATAATGGTAATATCCAATCAGCATAATTGTCTGGTTGGAATATAGGTATATCCTTACCATAAGTCAGAGTATCTGCATATGGTGGTGATGTTACCACCAAATCCAAAAAGTCATCTGGTATAGTCTTTGAAAGCTCTATACAATCGCCTTGATAAATTTTATTAGTTTCCAATTTTTATATCCCCAATGGAGAATCCACCCCTTCATTTATAAATTCTAAATATTTCCTTTTCGGCCTTCTTCCACCCATCAACATTATTAATGGATGTTCTATAGGAATTTCTAGTTTAGTAAAACTGCTATTACTTTTGTGTGTGCCATACCACATTTCTTTATCTATATCAGTAAGAATAACAGATAAAGATTTGAGATAATCTTCACCTTCTTTAATAACTTTAGTCCTATTCAACTCATATTTAATTAATATATAGTGTAGACTTTTACTATCAGAATGGCTAGAACCCGCCCAGTCGTTACGAGGTGAAGATTTCATTTCTGCAATGAGATTATGCCATATAAAATCACCTTCAGAACTATTATATTGTTTACCGTTAAGCTTTACCGTGTGCAGGGCATGTCCTAGTGCATGTTCAAATATATGACCCATATCAGCACCCAGTCGGACACCAAAATCACTTAAACTGCTGGCCTGGGTTTGCAGTTCATCAATAGATATTCCTGCATAACTTTCCTGCCAACGTGCTTTAGGTATCAAAAAATTAACTCTTTCGATAAAAACATCTTTAAGTTTTAACCAATCTTCTTGAATTTTAGAATAATCAGTTTTCAATTTCTTAACTTTAGACATCAACATACTCTCTCATCATTTCTCATTATAACTAATTATACCATACGGAATAGGCTTTGTCAACCCCTAAATTCAATTATCTGCAAACTGGTTTACTCCTATTTTACACTGCTTAAGGAAATATATCCCCGCCGTGTCTTTGTATGCGTGTACATAATACACCTCTATTATACCTGATGAGTATAACAGTTTTGCACAAGAAAGGCAAGGCGCATGTGTAATAAATGCAGTCGCACCTTCACCAGATTCATTGCTCCTTGCGAGCTTGGTGATTGCGTTTTCTTCTGCATGTAGGACTTCTGGTTTGGTCACCAGAACTTGAGTGGGGAGTTGCTTGCCGAATTCGTTAAAGAACGAAAGCGTTTCACATGTATTACTCCATCCGGGCGGCATACCATTGTACCCGATGGATATGATACGGTCATCTTTTACCAGCACACATCCCACCTTGAGTTTCTCTGCGGTGCTGCAATCTGCATAGTTAAATGCAGACTTCATGTGTGCGTGAATATGCTTACTGTTCAAGCGCTTTGTGGACATAGGGGATACTCGTAGTTTCTGGTTTTGTTATTGTCACTCAACAGGAAAGCCCCATTTAGTGTATGAAATTTGTGTGCCATATTTGTAGGTGGTGACAGGGTGACTAGACGTTCCCAACCATTTTGAATTGCCATATCTCTTAACGCAAATATGATATTACGTCCAGCCTTTGGTTTATAACTCCACACTGTGTAGGGTATTCCATAAAGTCCCTTTTCAGATAGAGCAATATCTCTTGTGTCTATTGGGATATGTGTGGTCATTGCCACGCATACAATAGCGGCAGGGTCATCCTCTTCACCGATATAGTACACTTCACCCACACTCTTACGCCAGGCATATGAGAGTGATGGTCTTACAGGGTCATCCTTAATATATTCGTCATTTGTCAGTATCTTCATAATCACTCGTTTATACGTTAAAGGACTCTCCACATCCACAGCTGCTGCTTGCAGTTGGATTGACGATCTTGAGGAAACTACCACCAAGTTCTGTCACATAATCTATCGTACTACCTATTACATACATTTCAGCTAATGGGTCAAGTACCAGAACTTCATCAATGGGGTCTGACCAATTTACATCAGGAAAGTTGTTTGAGAAGTCCCAAACATATTGGAATCCAGAACATCCCCCGCCTT